TTATCCTTGCGTTCAATGACAATAAAGACCTTGCGGCAACTGTTGACCCTGTGCAGTTATCGGATGCTGCGGAGCAGTACCAATTCTTGAGTGCTGAAGCCACGCAGAAAATAATGGTGTCGCATCGTATTGTAAGCCCTATGCTTTTAGGCATCAAAGACAATTCGGGACTTGGCAACAACGCAGAGGAGTTGAAGACCGCATCTACGCTTTTGGATAACCTTGTAATCCGACCCAAGCAGGAAATCATTATTGACGGCATAGACCAAATCTTGTCATACAACGACATCAGCCTAAACCTATACTTCAAGACCCTTCAGCCTTTGGAGTTCACGGAAGACGTAGTAACGCCTATGGATATGGAGACCCGTGAGGAGGAGACAGGCGTTAAATTGTCAAGCCAAGAACCGAGCGATGAGATGTTTGAGGAGGCGTTTGCTGCTTTAGAAGAAGTAGGTGAGGTCGTGAATATGGATGAATGGGAGCTTGTAGATGAACGACCCGTTGACTACGATGCGGAGCAGGCTTTAAGCAAGTATGCTTTTGCATCAACAGGTAGCGCATTCCCTAACGCCAAGAGCAGCCAAGACGGAGTAACGGCAGAAGGCAAGAGGTACAAGGTTCGTTATGCTTACGCTCCCGAATCCGCAGCACTTCAGAAATCTAATAGCCGCGAGTTCTGCAAGAAAATGATAGCCGCAGGCAAGGTCTACCGCAAGGAGGATGTGCTTCGTATGGGAGGGCAATCTGTTAACGCAGGCTTTGGTCCTGAAGGAGCAGCAACCTATTCAATATGGTTATACAAGGGCGGTGCAAGATGTCATCACTTTTGGATGCGCAAGACGTACTTGGCAAAAGGCGAAGGCGTAACTCCCGATGTAGGCAACCCCAACGCAGAGGTGAGTGTAAACAAGGCAAAGAAGGAGGGCGTGGTACTTGAGACCAATCCTACAAACGTAGCGAAGCGACCTGTTGATATGCCCAATCAAGGATTTGTAAACCCACGATAAGATATGGCAACGGCATTATGGATTAAACGAGAGGACTTGGTTCGCAACACCGCGATTGGCGGTAACGTGGACACGGACAAGTTCATTCAGTTCATTAAGATAGCACAGGAGATACACATCCAAAACTACACAGGCACGAAGTTGTATGATAAAATCAGCAACGACATCATCGCCAATACTCTTGCCAACCCTTACTTGGCGTTGGTCAACGACTACTTGCAGCCGATGTTGATTCACTATGCGATGGTGGAGTACTTGCCTTTTGCTGCTTATACCATCGGCAACGGTGGGGTGTTCAAGCACAACTCCGAGAATAGCACTACCGCAGAAAAGATTGAGGTTGACTATTTGGTGGGCAAGGCTCGTGACTTGGCGCAGTATTATACGGACAGGTTCATCACTTATATGAGCTACAACCAAGCCTCATTCCCCGAATACAACTCAAACAACAATGCAGACGTTTACCCTGATACGGATGCGAACTTTGCAAGTTGGGTGTTATGAGTGGCAAGAAACAGACCTACACCCCGAAGCGTAGCAACATCGTGAAGTTAAAGAGTTATTTAGACAATGGGCATACAAGGCGATTGGGGACAGGGAGCAGCAAACAATGACATCTATTGGGGTCAAGCTGCTGCAACGAATAGTATCTCTTGGGGTATGGTTCAGCCATTGTCTTATGGCCATCCGACTACAAACCTTTACGGTGCTAACGAGCAGGAGGTTTGGCAGTCAATAGTAGAAATTTGGAACACTTGGTCAACAACTTGGGAAGCATAAAATTATGGGAACAACTTTAACGGGGACAACCCCACAGGACACTTACGACTCACTTATCAAGGTAGGTGACAACGGGCCAATCACGGGAACGCTCAAGCGTTTGTCTGATGGCTTGGGCAACGATTTGCCTTTGCTTGTATCAAGCACCGCTTTGACCAACTATGGTGCGGGAGCGGTTACAAGCAACACGGCTTTTGGGGCAACTGCGTTGGATTCAAATACAACAGGTTCAAACAACGTAGCAATAGGTAGCGGTGCATTGACCGCAAATACTACGGGAACAGAAAACGTAGCGGTAGGTGGTTTGAGTTTAACTTTAAGTTCATCGGGTAATTTTAATACCGCAGTCGGATTGGCTTCTTTAAATGGTAACACAACGGGAAGTTCAAACACGGGAATTGGTACGGGTGCATTAAATAGCAATAGTACGGGAAGCAGTAATACCGCTATCGGGCGTTCCGCATTGACCGCCAACACCGCATCTAACAACACTGCCGTAGGCTTTGAAGCAGCGAACGCCAACACGAGTGCTTTGGGCATAACCGCCATCGGCTACCAAGCGTTGCGGTTGAGTACGGGAGCGGATAACACCGCAGTAGGTTTTCAAGCATTAACTTCAAATACCACAGGAGTATTTAACACCTCCATTGGTAAACAAGCCAATCAAGCAAATACAACAGGTTCTGAAAACGTAGCCGTTGGCGGCCTTAGCTTAAATGTAAATACGGCAGGAAGTACTAATGTTGGTGTTGGATATGCATCATTGTTTTCCAACACCTCTGCTTCTGACAACATAGCAATAGGTGGATTTTCATTATTTAAGACTATCACATCAGGAGGAAATATCGCAATAGGTCGTGGTGCTTTACAAGAAAATACCGCATCCAACAACGTAGCAGTAGGTTATCAGGCAGCGTATACCAACACGAGTGCAGCGGGAGTTACTGCTCTCGGCCACCAAGCGTTGACATTATCTACGGGTTCTAATAATACCGCTCTTGGATTCCAAGCGGGGGACAATATCACAACGGGCGCAGGTAATGTTTGTATTGGTAGCGGAGCGGAACCTTTGGCAGCAACTGACTCAAATCAATTTGTAGTTGGTACTTCCGCAATAAACGCAGGTTCCGTAGCCGCTGAAGTAAACGCATCAGCAAACGTGTGGAACGTAGTAATTAACGGAGTAGCCCGCAAAATCCTTTTAGCATAATGACAACTTACACTTGGGCAGTAACTGCCCTTTACACCGAAACAATCGGCACGGAATCTGACTACGTTGTAATCGCAAACTACGAAGTGGTTGGCGTTGATGGCGAGTACACCGCAAGCCTATCTAACACCGCACGATTCTCTACCGAATCAGTATCGGAGTTCATTCCTTACGCTGACCTAACGAATGAAATCGTAGTGGCTTGGGTTCAAGAGGAACTTGGCGTTGATGGCGTTGCTAATCTTGAGGCTTGCATTCAAGGGCAAATTGATTCTCTTATCACGCCACCCGTATCACCCGTCAACACACCATTGCCTTTCTAATGGAGCATTCAGTAGCACTACAAGTCACGACCGAAGCGTTGAACATCGCCATCGCAAAGGGCTGCTTTAACTTGGTTGAAGTCACCAACATCGTCAAGGCATTGGAGGAACTCCACAAACTGCCAACGATTGAGTTTGGTGAGTGATGACAAAAGAATCTGCCGATAGCGTTCTAACGTCTTGGTCTTTGACAGGCACAGGGCTGCTTGTATCGTACGTTCACCAAGCCTTTGGTCTTGCAGTACTTGTTGCCTCATTGGGATACACCTTATGGAAGTGGCGCAGAGATTACCTGAAGGACAAAGGTGCTAATTGAGCGCATCTTCGGTAACCCGAAGACTACTCTACTTGGGCTGATAATCATCGGCCTTTGTTTTGTGCTTGTGTTTTACGAGAAGGCCACGCTCACGGAGGTGAGTGCGTTTATGATGGGTGCATTCGCACTTATGTTTCTAAAAGACCCTAAAGATGGCGAAGACGCAGGCGGTAAGCCAACGAATAAGTAAGAGCAAGAAGCGAGGCAAGCATTCCAAGAGTGCAAGCACGAACAAGGCGAGTAAGAACTACTCTAAGCCCTACAAGTCACAGGGTCGTTAAAATGTGCATTAAGGCGCACTTTACCTGTTAATGTACGTTTTAATGTACATTATGACTACAAATTGTGCAATTAAAGGCACATTAAGCACTATGCAAAAAGTGCAAAGTGTAAAGTCAAATGAGCATAATGTGTAAAATGTCCAACTTTTGATATTAAAAATGTGACCAAGAACTTTACCCTCCAAGAACTGACTGCTACAAAAACAGGGCTTCCTAACGCTTTACCCAAGCACTTGGAACCCAACCTCCGTGCGCTTGCAGAAAACGTCTTACAACCCACGAGAGACGCATTAGGTGCGGTGAAAGTAACGAGTGCATACCGCAGCCCTGCGGTGAATAGCAAAGTAGGGGGAGCAAAGACCTCGCAGCATACGCAAGGACAAGCTGCCGACCTCAAGTGCGAAGCAGGCAATGATGTGCTTTTCCATTGGATAAAGGACAATTTAGACTTTGACCAACTCATTTGGGAATTTGGCTCTGATACTGCGCCATCGTGGGTTCACGTTAGTTACTCAAGTAGCAAGAACCGAAAACAAATCCTAAAAGCAGTAAAGCACAATGGCAAAACCAAATACCTCCTCTTTTGATGAATGGCTTGACTCCCTTGAAACTAAACCCCAACCGACTTGCAATGTGGATTCTCCCGATGGCTGCGACTCTTGCGGTAGTTAGCAGTTGCGCTACTGTGAAACCCA